ATTTGCGTTAGCCGGTTAGCGCAAAAATGATGCTCGTTTAAACGCATCGAAGAGGGGATGACAACGAAGTGAAACAGACTCATTGGCGTTAAGGTAATGTAGGGATAGGAACACTAGGAGTGAGAGTGTAGTGGGTAGTAAACGAACACACCACGAACGTGCTTGCAAGTAGATGTTTAAACGCTCACAATGTGTAGAAATAATTTAAGGGTAGTGGAAAGGATAAAAGAAGATGAACGATGATAAAAAGATTGATAGTGCTACTGGATTAAGCGAGTGCCTTACGAGAGCGAACGAGGCACTCACGAAAGAGGTGGGAGAGCATAACGAAGTGATACGGTCTGCGGTTGATGCTATAGACGTAAAGACAAAGAGAAATGGTTTACCTCATGGAGTGCATAAAGAAGAACTACTCACAAAGTCAGGTAAAGAAAAGAGAATCACCGGAAAGATGCAAGCGTTTGCAAGTAATGTCGTAAAGGGTATGAGTCCCAACGATGCGTATCGTACTGCCTACGACTGTTCTAACATGGCTGAGGCGAGTATTTGTAGTGAGGCGAACCGACTATTAAAAGACCCAAGGATAACTAACCTCTTACAGTCGTTTTGGAATAGCCTAAAAGAAAATGTCATAGCAGACCAGTCAGCGACTCGAAGACACATCATGAACGAACTCTATAAGCATGCGAACAATGACAAGGCACAACTGTCGAACAGACTCAAATCACTCGAATTAATGGGACGAGCGATTGGCATGTTTACAGATAAATTAGAAAGCAAGATAGAGGAAGTGAATGTCGATTCATTGAAGAAAGAACTGGAGTCATCACTTGCATTACTCGACTCACATAATCGAAGTCAGTCGAAGACACATTGACGTTGTTTAAACGCCTTGATGCGATGCGATGTGGCCTAGCGATGACCCACCACTCCCCCACCCGCCCCTATGGCGCATGCCCCCCGCCCACGCCTATACGCTCTATTTTCCACATTATCCCACTATTCCCTACTGACTGCGAACGTTCTGTTCCACGTGAAACATGGGGGTAGGGGGTGTTATTTTTTCCGATAGACAATGTTTAAACGTTCGTATAGAATACCCCTAGTAACGTTTCTGGTTTGTTCGTAGGGGGGTATATATATTTTGACAAAAGATGAACTGTATCTAGAGTTAGATAAGTTGATTAAGACTGACATGAATCAGTTGTTGGACGTGATGAATTATGTCAAACGAAGAGTCATGGAAGAAGAGGCACGTAAGAAGACAAACAATTTGTTAAATCGTTTAAGGGGGCGTAAATGAAAAGGTTAAAGGAAGAGTATCCAGATGTCATGACGATGGACGGTTATGACGATGCGATTATAGGTGTCGTTGAGAGGATTGGTTTAGAGGTAGTTTGTTATGACTTAGATAAAGTTATAGAGATATTAATGAAACAAGGCATGGACGAGCAGGATGCTTGGGATTGGTATCAGTTCAATATGGTTGGTTCGTGGGTAGGAGAGAAGACTCCAGTGTTCTTACAGAGGTTCGTATGAATCTGAGATATGTACAGGTACTCCAAGAGTGTTCTGAATTGTCACTCGAAGAAATGAAAGATTTAGTGATGGCGTTAAATAAACTCATAGAGGAAGAAAATGACAGAAAAACAGAAACTTGTATATGACTTCATCCAGATGTTCTTAAAACTCAAGGGGTTTGCTCCTTCGTACTCCGAGATTGCTCAAGGTCTAGGAATGACCTCTAAGTCAAATATTCACAGGCATGTCCACACTCTTCGTGAGAAGGGTTTACTTCAGATAAGACCTCATATGGTTCGTTCCATGAAGGTGATAGATAACTCAGTGAAGCACGTTGTGAATCTTTAATGACTCTATTAACTCAGAAAGAGGTTAGTGATTACAGGAAGTTGTTAGATATTCTTCCTGCTAATCATAAAGATATACCAAAGATACACGCTATCTTTGCTGAGGATAAGAAGGAACGCTGTCGTAATAACTTCATGCCGTTTGTCAAGGACATGTGGTCAGCCTTTATTGCTGGTAAACACCACAAAGACATGGCGGAAGCATTTGAAAGAGTGGCTGAAGGTTCGCTTAAACGGTTAATTATCAATATGCCGCCTAGGCACACCAAGTCTGAGTTTGCCTCTTTTCTGTTTCCCGCTTGGTACCTCGGTAAGTTTCCTGAAAAAAAAATAATTCAGACCGCCCACACCGCAGAACTAGCAGTGGGCTTTGGTCGTAAAGTGAGGAATCTGGTTGCCACCAGCGATTATCAAGCCATATTTCCCACCAAACTGTCTAGCGACAGTAAAGCAGCCGGACGATGGAACACCAACAAAGGCGGTGATTATTTTGCGATTGGCGTTGGAGGAGCAGTTACCGGTAAGGGTGCGGACGTTCTCATTATTGATGACCCACACTCCGAGCAAGAAGCCATGCAAGGCACGGCTAATGTCTATGATAGGGTTTTTGAATGGTATAACTCTGGCCCACGACAGCGACTCCAACCGGGCGGTGCCATCATTATTGTGATGACAAGGTGGTCTAAAAAGGACTTAACGGGACAAATTGTTAAAAGTGCATCTAAAAGAGAAGGGGACGACTGGGAGGTGATTGAGTTCCCTGCTCTCATGCCTAGTGGTAAACCCTTATGGCCTGAGTTCTGGTCACAAGAAGAATTAGAAGCCATTAAGGCTGAACTGCCGGTTGGTAAATGGGAAGCCCAGTATCAACAGAATCCCACCTCAGAAGAGGGCGCTATCATTAAAAGAGAAATGTGGCAGCGCTGGGAAGAAGACCGCATACCAGACTGTGACTACATTATCCAGTCATGGGATACGGCTTTTGAAAAAAACAACAGGGCTGACTACAGTGCCTGTACCACATGGGGCATCTTCTACCAACCTAATAACAAGGGTAATCCGGTAGCCAATATCATTCTATTAGATGCTATTAAAGAACGGTTAGAGTTCCCAGAATTAAAGACTAAGGCGATGGAGCAGTGGAAAGAATGGGAGCCGGATACCCTGATTGTAGAAAAAAAGGCGGCAGGTGCTCCCTTAATTTATGAATTAAGAAGAATGGGAATTCCTATTTCTGAATATACACCAAGCAAAGGAAATGATAAGATAGCCCGTGTAAACGCTATATCTGATTTATTTGCCTCTGGTTTGGTATGGTGTCCAGAAACTCGTTGGGCTGATGAAGTCATGGAAGAGTGTGCGTCATTCCCAAATGGCGACCACGATGACCTTGTTGACTCAACCAGTCAGGCTTTATTACGGTTCCGGCAAGGAGGTTTCATTCGGCTGCACAGCGATGAAGAAGATGAGCCTACGGTGTTTAAACGCAAAGTAACGTACTACTAAGGATAATGATGATTGATAAAAGTCTATACCAAGCACCTCTCGGATTAGATTCTCTAGACACCGAGACCCCAGATATTGAAATTGAGATTGTTGACCCCGAATCCGTCATTATTGGCCTCGATGGTATTGAAATTGAAATCACTCCGGGTGACGACAGAGAGGAAGCCTTTGATTCCAATCTTGTAGAATTCCTTGATGAGAGCGTAGTTGAGGACGTAATTAATGAATTAATGTCCGACTATGAAGATGATGTAGCCTCCCGTAGGGATTGGATGCAAACCTATGTTGATGGCTTAGAACTCCTCGGTATGAAGATTGAAGAAAGAACCGACCCGTGGCCCGGTGCCTGTGGAGTCTATCACCCCCTACTATCTGAAGCCTTGGTTAAGTTTCAAGCAGAAACCATCATGGAAATCATGCCAGCCTCTGGTCCGGTTAAGACTGAGATTATTGGTAAGGAAACGCCAGAGAAGAAAGAAGCAGCGGTTCGTGTACAGGCTGACATGAACTACCAGATTACCGATGTCATGACCGAGTTTAGACCGGAAACTGAACGGATGTTATGGGGTTTAGGTCTAGCAGGTAATGCGTTTAAAAAGGTCTACTACGACCCAAACATGGAACGCCAAGTATCTATTTTTATTCCCGCAGAAGATGTCGTGGTACCTTATGGGGCTTCTAATTTAGAGACCGCTGATAGGATTACCCACGTCATGCGAAAGACTGAAAACGAAGTAAGACGACTGCAAGTGGCTGGATTCTATGATGATATTGAATTAGGCGAACCCAACAACACGCTTGATGAAGTAGAAAAAAAGATAGCAGAAAAGATGGGCTTTCGGGCTACATCCGATGACAGATACAAACTGTTAGAAATGCATGTCAATTTAGATTTGGAAGGTTATGAGCATAAAGATAAAGATGACGAGCCTACTGGCATTGCTTTGCCGTATGTGGTCACGATTGAAAAGGGCAGTAATAAGTGTTTATCAATTCGTAGAAACTGGAATGAAGAGGATAAAACATTCCAAAAGCGTCAGCACTTTGTGCACTATGGCTACGTTCCGGGCTTTGGTTTCTATTGTTTTGGTCTTATCCATCTTGTTGGTGCTTTTGCCAAGTCTGGTACTTCCCTTATACGTCAACTGGTGGACGCAGGAACCTTATCCAACTTGCCGGGTGGCTTTAAAACCCGTGGCTTGCGAGTAAAAGGAGACGATACACCGATAGCGCCAGCCGAGTTCCGTGATGTGGATGTTCCGTCAGGAACCATTAAAGATAACATTATGACCCTGCCGTACAAAGAACCAAGTCAGGTTCTCATGTCGTTACTGGGCACCATTGTTGAAGAGGGTCGTAGGTTTGCCGGAGCAGCCGATATACAAGTATCGGACATGTCGGCTAACTCACCAGTCGGTACTACCCTAGCAATTCTAGAAAGAACCATGAAGGTGATGTCTGCGGTACAGGCAAGAATTCATTATTCTTTAAAACAAGAGTTGCGTTTATTAAAAACCATTATTGCTGATTACACACCGGAGGATTACTCATATGAACCTATCGAAGGCGATAGACAGGCTAAAAAGTCCGACTATGATATGGTCGATGTTATTCCCGTGTCAGACCCGAACGCTGCTACTCTTTCGCAGAAAGTGGTCCAATACCAAGCCGTTATACAACTGGCGCAAACAGCCCCGCAAATCTATGACATGAAGTATCTGCATCGTCAGATGCTAGAAGTCTTAGGAATTAAAAACGCTGCCAAGTTAGTCAAACTAGATGACGATGAATTCCCGCTAGACCCAATCAGTGAAAACATGAATGCGGTTAACGGTAAGCCAATGAAGGCCTTTATCTATCAAGACCACGATGCCCATATTGCAGCGCACCAAGCATTTATGACCGACCCTGTGGTTACTAAGACTATTGGACAGAATCCCCAAGCCAATCAGATTATGGCGGCACTCCAAGCGCACATGGCTGAACACTTAGGATTCCAGTATCGTTCGCAAATTGAGAAACAAATGGGCGTTACCTTACCGGCTCCAGACGCACCGCTACCGGAAAGTGTGGAGGTTGAACTGTCTCGCTTAGTGGCAATAGCCAGCCAACAACTGCTAGAAATCCACAAAGGACAGGAAGCCCAGAAGAAATCCGAAGAGCAAGCAAAAGACCCCTTGGTACAAATGCAACAGCAAGAATTGCAAATCAAAATGCAAGATGCCCAGCGCAAGATGCAAAAAGACCAAGCGGATATGCAAGCCAGAATGGCACAGATTCAGACCGAGCAACAACGTATCCAGTCACAAGCCAACACCGATGCGATGCGTATTCAGTCTGAAGCGCAGTCATCTTCCATGCGGATACAGGCAGATATGGACAAAGCCAGCGCTCAGAATGCAACCAAAACGGAACTCGAAAGATTACGAATTGGGGCAGATATAGCCAAGGCTAATGCTCAACTTAATAAAGGAAATTAATGAGTGAAGACAAAGTATTAAAACATTTGGTTGAAAAACTGGATGACAAAGTGGCACAAATTCAAGAAGCACTTGGTAGCGGTTCCGCCAAAGACTACGTTGAATACAGAGCAATGGTCGGTGAAGTAAAAGGTCTCCTTACCGCCCGTTTAAACATCCTAGACCTACGCAAAAACATAGAGGAATCTGATGACGAGTGACATCCTACTGGCGACCAATCCAGACAAACCGATAATTATTGGCTCAATTAGTAAACCAGCAGAAGAAAAAGCAAAACAACTGCCAAGACCCAGCGGATACCACATCCTATGTGCTATTCCTGAGATAGAAGCAGAGTATGAAAGTGGTATTGTTAAAGCAGATAGCACGATTCAGTTTGAAGAAATGCTCACTACTGTCCTTTTTGTTGTAGCAATTGGCCCAGATTGCTATAAAGACCCAACACGTTTCCCCTCTGGAGCGTGGTGTAAAGAAGGCGACTTCATCTTAGTACGTCCCAATGCAGGTTCACGCCTTGTTATTCATGGTAAGGACTTTCGCATGATAAATGACGACTCGGTTGAAGGTACAGTAGACGACCCTAGAGGAATTAAACGCAAATAAGGAGTTTAAACATGGCTGATTTTGATAAGCAAGAGTATCGATTCCCCGATGAGGTGGAAAAAGAGACAAAAGTAGAGGTGGTTACCGAAGATTCCAACGTAGAAATTGAAATTGAGGACGATACACCCGAACAAGACAGGAATAAAAGCCCCCTACCGGACAATGTTCGTGAGGAATTGTACGAAGATGAGTTAACGGACTACTCTGCCAAGGTTAAAAACAAACTTTTGCAGATGAAAAAGTTAGCAAATGACGAAAGGCGTGAGAAAGAACGTGCCTATCGGGAGCAGCAAGAGGCAATTAACATTGCCCAGCGGTTAATGGAAGAGAATAAAAATCTCAAACGATTAGCCAACGATAATGAGAAGAGTATCTTGTTATCAGTCTCCAAAACAGTTGAATTAGAGATGGAGCAAGCCAAGAGAAACTATCGGGAAGCCTACGAAACTGGCGATACCGACAAAATCATTGAAGCCCAGCAGAAAATGACTGAAGTTTCGATGAAAAACGACAAAGTAAAGAATTTTAGGTCTACCCCTTTACAAGTTGATGAAACTCCTGTACAAATGAGTCCAAGGGTGACCGCACCACCTCCTGACCCAACCGCAGTAAACTGGCAGTCTCGGAATACTTGGTTTGGTGAAGATGATGAAATGACATCATTGGCTTTGGGTTTACATGAAAAACTCAAAAAGGAAGGCGTTGTAGTATCATCCAAAGAGTATTACAGACGTATTGATGAAACAATACAAAGACGGTTCCCAGAGAAATTTGAGACCGACACAGAAGAAAAGAGCGAACGCTCTACAAGACCAAGCACGGTTGTGGCACCCGCTACCCGTAGCACATCCTCCAAGAAGATTCGCTTGACTACGTCACAGCAGAGCATTGCGAAGAAACTTGGTTTAACCAATGAGCAATATGCTCAAGCAGCATTAAAAATGGAGTCTTAATATGACAGCCAACAGAACACCCCGTGAACTAAATACCCGTGCAATGGTAGAACGCCCTAAGCAGTGGAGTCCGCCAGAACTTTTGCCAGAACCTGACAAAGAACCGGGATATAGGTACAGATGGATTCGTGTCTCCAACTTAAATGTTGCTGACCCACGTAACCTTTCAGGAAAACTGAGAGAAGGTTGGGAGCCAGTCAAAGTTGAAGAACAACCGCAGTTCCAACTGCTAATCGACCCCAATAGTCGTTTTAAAGACAACATTGAGGTTGGTGGATTATTGCTTTGCAAAACTCCAGAAGAGTTTGTTGAACAGCGTAATGCATATTATGCTAAACAAACACAGGCTCAAACGGATGCTGTAGACAATAGTTTTATGAGTCAAAGCGACCCGAAGATGCCTCTCTTTAGAGAGAGAAAATCAACGACTAGTTTTGGTAAAGTAAATTAACTTTTTATGGAGTCTTAAATGGCATATCCTACCGTAGCAGGACCTTATGGGTTCCAACCAATCAATCTGATTGGTGGTCAGGTATTTGCTGGTTCCACTCGTCAAATCCCCATTGCTTCCGGCTCTGGCACTTCCATATTTTATGGTGATGTCGTGCGTCTGAACACTGGCGGAACTTTGTCCCGTGCAGCCACAGGTACTACTTCAGCAACTGACGCAGTTGGTATTTTCTTGGGTTGTGCATTCACAAACCCAACAACTTCCCAATTTTTGCAAACACAATACTACCCCGGTGGTACTGTGGCATCTGATATTGTTGCTTATGTTTGTGATGACCCTGATGCTTTATTTAAAGTAGCAGTTCTCTCAACTAGCACAGCAATCAGCGGTTTAACCCGTGCGGCTGTTGGTCAAAACGTTGCTTTCTTCTTAACTGCTGGTAGCACAACTTCTGGCGATTCTAAAGAAGGTGTTTATAACTCAACTGGTTCTACAACAACTTTACCTTTCCGTATCGTTGACGTTGTTCCAGAGACCGTTAACGCTTCTGGTTCGTATACTGAAGTGATTGTCAAATTCAACTTTGGCGTTCACACATATACATCAGCCACTAACGTTGTAACCGCTGCTTAAAGGAGCAATTAAATGGCTATTTCTCGTGCACAACTACTAAAAGAACTGCTCCCCGGCTTAAACGCATTGTTTGGCCTTGAGTACGCAACGTATGGACAGCAACATAAAGAGATTTATGAAACTGAATCATCTGAGCGTTCGTTCGAAGAAGAAACAAAACTGTCAGGCTTCTCTGCTGCTCCTGTTAAAAACGAAGGCTCCGCTATTCGTTACGACAATGCACAAGAGGCATTTACAGCCCGCTATAACCATGAAACCATTGCTCTTGGATTTTCTCTCACTGAAGAGGCAATTGAAGACAACTTATATGACAGCCTATCGGCTCGTTATACGAAGGCATTGGCTCGTGCAATGGCTTATACCAAGCAGGTAAAGGCGGCTGCTGTATTGAATAACGGCTTCACTAACTCTGCCGCTTATTACGGTGGTGATGGTGTACCTCTGTTCTCTGCCAGTCATCCGTTGGTTTCCGGTGGTACTAACAGCAACATTCCTACAACCGCTGCCGACTTGAATGAGACTTCTTTAGAAGCCGCAGTTATTCAAATTGCAGCATGGACGGATGAGCGTGGTCTGTTAATTGCCGCTAAACCTTGTAAATTGGTTGTTCCTCCATCACTCCAGTTCGTAGCAACTCGTTTGCTAGAAACTGAATTACGTGTTGGTACAACTGATAACGACATCAACGCTATCAAGAACAATGGTTCTGTATCAGAAGGTTACACAGTTAACAACTTCTTAACAGATACCAATGCTTGGTTCCTAACCACTGACGTTCCTAACGGCATGAAGCACTTTGTGCGTACTCCGTTAAGCAACTCAATGGACGGTGACTTCGATACTGGTAACGTTCGTTACAAGTCTCGTGAGCGTTATTCGTTTGGTTGGTCTGACCCACTAGGTATGTACGGAAGCGCAGGAGCGTAATCTCTTTAGTTTGACAAAGACCCCGCTCACAAGGCGGGGTTTTTTATTATAAAAAAAGATTGCAAGCCGTTTAAATTGCGTGTATAAATAGACAACTGGGTATTTTTACTTATGCCAACCGCCCCAGCGGACGATGCAAAGATGGCATAGGGACTTTTGCATAAAGGAAAATCATATGGGTTTCGCTACTCACCTAGGTCCTTGGTTATTAGGGACTGTTAAAAACACTACTGGTACAACTGCTGGAACTATTCGCAACATGGGCGCAACTGTTGTTGCCCAAGAAGTTCAAGTTGTTTTTGGTACCCTAACCGGTACAGCATTTGTGCTACCTGCTGGCGCTTTAGTAACTGACGTTAAAGTTGTTACTTCTACCGTATTTAGTGCTGCAACTACTTGTAAATTAAGTATTGGCGCTGTTGATTTTACGACTACTGGTACAGTTACTTCTGTTGGTTCTGTGGCTTTGGGTGCTAATGCAACCACTCCCGGTGGTTGGTTAAACGTTGGCTCTACTGATGCTATTGTTACCTACACATTGGCTGGTACTTCATTAACTACTGGTGCTGCAACTATTATTATTTCTTACGCAGTTTTGGGTTCTGACGGGGCTAATAACCCAACTGCATCCCAAAATTAATCTACGGGGGCAACCCCGTTTAAACACTTAGGAGATTAATTAGGAGTATGCAATATGATGTAAAACAAGCGCACTTAAATGCGAGTGGGATTTTTGTTGTTGGGCCAACTCGTGTTAAAGGTGTGTCATTAACTGGTACGGCTACC